GCCATGTTTTCATTTTATACCTTAATAATAATTTGCAATTCGGTTATGTTCCAAAGGCTCATCTTCTTCGTCAGAATGCAATGAAATAAAACCACCTTGTCTGAATCTTAACAGAGCTTGCGTGGTGCTATCAACTAAATCGTCATGTTCCATATTTGGAAATCCAGCAAACTCTTCTATTGTTTCTTCTGCCCAGCGTGTTTCTGGAGCCCAAACTACACCTGAAGCAAATAAATCAGATACAGCGTTTACCCTTGATATCTTATCATTTCCTCTGCTAGGAGTGTATTCTTGTACTGGTATTCCTATTGCCCTTAATTCAAAGATTAAAGGCATACCTGCTGCTTTTGCTTCCACAATGAACGCATCAGGCTTATAAGCATTGTACTTCTCAAAAGCCATTTTCTTTAGCTCAGGAAACTCTAAACGCTCTTTATAGGCATCTAACAGTATAAGGTTAGGTGCTAGCATTCCTTCATCATCTTCTCTATAGAAGACACCCCAGGTAGTGCAAGCAGAATAGTCAGCTCTTTGATTCTTCATAAAAGCCGTATCCCAAGATTGGATAACAAACTCGCATTGTGGTGGATTTCTTTCTTCCCAAACTTTCCACCAATCTCTTTTTACCAACGCTCCTTCTTCTGAAGTAGGGTCTTGCTGGTATTGAGCCATCCACTTACTATTGGGTAGCTCGGCTTTCAAAGCCTGTAATTCTTCCATTTTCCAAAATTCTGCCCACAAAGGATTACCTGAAGGCATAATGGCAGGAAGTTCTATTACTTCCCATTGGTCAGCACCACCACGTTTTATGCTAGCATCTACTACCTGACCAGTTAAATCTTTATTGTGCCACCTTGTCATTACCACAACGATAGAACCATTTGGTTGCAAACGCTGTCTTGGACCTGATGTGTACCACTCGTATGTTCTATTGAATACGTTTATGTCGGCACTTGCACCTTCTTGTTCTGAATGTGGGTCATCAATGATTAGGAGGTCAGCACCTTTACCAGTTACTGCACCACCCACACCTATCGCAAAGTATTCGCCACCTTTGTTTGTATTCCACCTACCTGCTGCTTTGCTATCAGATTGCAAGCTAACATCTGGAAAGACTTCTTTATAATCTTTGCTATTTACTAGGTTTCTAACCTTCCTACCAAAGCCTACAGCTAATTCAGCCGTGTGAGCAGTCTGAATTATCTTCTTATCTGGGTATTTACCTAGAAACCACGCAGGGAGCAAATAAGAAGCGAACTCACTCTTTGTATGTCTAGGGGGCATATTGATGATTAAACGCTTTAAATCGCCTTTAGCGACCCTCTCAAACGCTTCAGACATTATCTCGTGGTGTTTACCATGAATAAAAGCTGACCACATCTCCCCAACAAAGGTCATAAAATCATCGTGGCATTTCTCTCTATTCTTGGCTTGTTCTAATTCTTCAAGTAAAGACAATAACTCTTGTTTCTGAACAGGAGATAAATTCTTTACCTTACTAAGTACTTTTTTATTCATACATATAGATAGTATATACTTATTTAATAAATACTTCTTAAATAAAATCTTTAATAAGTACCTAATATATTAGGTATTTACTTATTAAGTAATAATTACTAGGTATAGGAACTACAAGATTTTAACATATTGCACCCTCTTCACAGAAAAAGCAATAGTTTTTTAAAAAAAATAATATGGGGGTCCAGGAATCCTGGGTCTTTATATATAAAAGGGGGGGTTACTTAATAAAAACTTGCTAGCAAAATGCAATATAATAGGGGGGTATATGAAAGTTAGTGATATCTTGTGTAAATTACTATGTATTATAGTCAGTCAAGTAACGTCATTATATACATGGGGGTGGGGGGTCGGTTATCAGCTCACTTCTCCCAGGAAAAAGGTAGGGTCAAGGAAAAGTAAAGAAAACGATTGCATTACGCTAGCGTATATGTAGGATGCTAAACCCTTTTCTTCTCTCTCATATCTTATTTAATTTTAAATACCTTATAACTACGCACATATCCGTATTAATTCACCTGGAACATTGCATAGTCTGGTCGAATGCCTGGATGATTTATTACCTCCAGGAAACAACCAGGAACGAATTAATTTAGTCTTAGATTAAGGTAGTCTTATAATTGATTAAGATAGTCTTATGCCTGGTTAATCTTCCTGGCTTTCTAATAGGGTCTTAATCTTCTCTTCTATATCTGCTTCTATGTCGGTGCTTTGTCGTGCTTCTTTTGTTTCTACTACATCGCTAAACAATGCCACACTTTTGCCTAACAGCTCTAATGCTCTAATCTTGCTTGCTGAAGTATCTGCTTCAGTAGATTCTTTGTATAGTCTCTCAAGAACGTAACTCCTTGTCCGTATGCTTGAGGCTACTGCATGGTCCTCCTTCCTTTCTAATGCCTTCCTGATACTTTGGGTTATCTTAGGGTTTGAACTTAATAGTCTACTGGCTTCTACTTCTACCCATTTAGGTATGCTTCCATTCTTGTTAGGCTTAACGTCATAGCTATTAAAGTAAGCTTCTTTATATGTGGGATAAGTTCCTTTAACAATTGCATCAACAAATTTTCTTTGTTTAATTGTAAGGTCGTCATCCTTCCCAACAATTTTGAGACTGGTTTTTTTATTTTCCTTCATGCTTGCATTATGTAACTTTTTCCCTGGTTATGTAATGCTCACATTATGCTAGCTATTATGATGTGTTCCTGTATTATTAAATATTCAATTAAACCAATGGAGGTTTTATAGAGTAGAACAAGATAGTGTACTGGGTCGTGCAAGGGCTTAACCAGTAATGAAGGTCTCAAGAATTGCCTTCGGAGATAGAAGTAAAGCTTCAAAACAAAATATGCGTACCCAAAGACCCAATGAAAGACCTACGAAAAAAGGTTGAAACACAATTGGCGAGGCGTTAACGATAATCGGACAGGTGCGACATCCTCCAATGTCCTAAGAGGTGGCTTCTCTTAGCTGAATGAGTGAGGTAATAAATTTATGTAGCCAATGCCTACGAATATAAAACGTGCATTGTTAAAAGAAATCTAAGTTTATTGCCTCTAGCCAATTTTAAAAACGAAACAGACTGGAGGGTCTAACTATGAAAATAGAACAAGTAAAAGAGACTTGGGCAGAAAACCAAGCAGAATCTTCTTTTGACGATTGGAAGTATGTAACAGAAATTTTAAAAAACCATTTTTTTTCTCTAGTAGAAGATATGAATATAGAAGAATTTATAGAGTATCTTGAAGAACTTGGTTATGACGAAGATTATATAAATGATATGTTAGAGGAGGTTGCACAATGAAAACAGAAAACAAACCTAGAGAATTTTGGGAACTGCGTATGGAAATGGCTCGTGAATATGCTGAAGACGATTTATACGAGGTCATTTGTGGTGGATGCCAGGAGAATATCATAGAGTTGTTAGTGGAAGATGAGTTAGCAAACTACATACCTGAAACACTTGATGACATGATTGGGTATTGGGATGAAAGAGAATACGACCCTGATGAAATTTTTGACAGGATAAGTGGTTTCTCGGAAAGTTTCCTAGACGAGAAAGGTAAGACTGTTAATCTGAAAGAACGCATACAGAAATACTTTAAAGAAATAGATGAGGATGTGTAATGGATGCAGATAAATTATTTAATGAGTATCGTACTTGTGAAAAATGTAGCAATAAATTTTTATTCGCTAACTTATCTCATTCTCATATTGAAGGATTACTTAATCCAACATTAGAGAATGAAAAGGAAGTCAAGGGATATTATTGTTGGGATTGTACTGAAACTTTAGAAGAGGCTACACAATGAGAAATATATCTAGAGTTATTGCTACTGCGTTTAGAGATAGGAGAACTAAATCTATTTCTAATTCTCGCACGGATGAGTTCGGTTATTATTTGCATGGTCATAAAATCGCTAATTGGGATAAAGACCATAACGGAGATATATTATCTTTTTCTTTGTGTGGGTGGGGAACTGTTACAACCAGGGAAAGATTAAATTCCCTGTTTGAAATTCTTTCTTATCCTATTTCAATTCAGCAAAAGAACTATAACCAGGTTTTAAATTTTAAAGATAAAAGCCTGGTCATAGATTCTGATACTGCAATTAATTATCACGTTGACTTGGATTGTATAACTTTTGGATGTGGGGATATTTCACTTGCTAAATACGAAGCTATCCAGGAAGGGTGGTTAGATAAATAGAGGAGGAAAATTAATGCTACTCTTAACGGAGTAGCATTTTTTTTGTTTCTTTTTTTTTGTATTTTTTTTTATTATTTTTTTTATTTTTAAAATTGATTGAGATAGTCGTTGAATAAGATAGTCCACGAATTAACGTGCTGAAGAGAATCCTAATTATAGGGTTCAAGAAACTAACTAATGGAGGTTAGAAATATGGAAGATAAATTAAACATCCCTTTATATATTGAGGAAGCCTGTAAACAAAGATTTGTAAATTATAAATCTAAACAAGAAATTGTCGTTGAAGAGGTAGGAGAAGATTTAGATATTCTTTTTGAAATTGTTAAACAAGACCCTGAATGGTTTCAGCCTCAAATTAATGGTATCAAGCAATCTATAGTAAATCAGATTATGAAAAATCTAGGTATTACTTTGTTTTAAATTAGATAAACCAACTGAAGAGTATTTGAAACAATACGAAAGAAATTAAATAGAGGTATCTCTAGCCTGTAAAAAGGTTTTCTATTGGTGTTAGCATTTCTGCTAACTTAACTATAATTATTTCATGGAGGTAAAATGAAATATAAACCTAGTGAAGCGTTGTATATGATGCAATGCGAAATTAAGGCTAACAATACTCCGTTCCTAATTGGTGGAACTGGTATTGGAAAGTCTGCAATAGTCGAAGAGGTGCGAGATATCTTGGCTGACGGAAGAAAGGTGGTTACAGATAAAGTTAATCCAACTGCAAAAGAATATGGTTGGATAGATTTTAGAAGTAGCTTGTATGAATCTTATGACCTATCAGGCATTCCTTATATTGAGGAAGGCAAACAGAAGAGAGCCTTTTTAGGTAATCTCCCTGTTAGTGGGGAAGGTATGCTTTTCCTGGATGAGTTCGGACAATCTCATCATTCAATGCAAACTGTTCTATCTCAACTTATGTATGAGAAAAGAATAGGAGATTATGAATTGCCAACTCGTGAAAATGGAAAAGGTAATTGGGTAATTGTTTGTGCTTCCAATAAAGCTAGCGATAGGGCTGGGTCTAATAAGATTCCTTCCCATTGCTATTCCAGGTGTGCAATGATTGAGTTCGTTCACGATTCTAATGACTGGTTCAATTGGGCAGTCAAGAACGATGTTCATGCTGACATTTTAGGATTCTTAAATTATCAGCCTAACTGGTTGAATGTTTTTGACCCTAAAGTCATTGCTCCTCAACCTTGCCCTCGTTCCTGGACAAGATTGTCTAGCACTTTAAAGACTAATCCTGAAAATTCTTTTATACAGAAATTTGCTGACATTAATGTTGGCGAAACTGCATCAATTGAATTTGCATCTTTCTTACAACTCAAAGAAGATGTTCCTGACTTGCAAAAAATTTGTGAGGGGAAAATTGATACTCCTGAAAAGGCTAAGGATAAGAAAAAACAGAACGGAATATATTTTGCTACAGTCGTTGCGTTGATAACTGTAATTAAAGAAGTTAGCGATTCTTTGGTTGAAAGTTATTTTGAAAATGCTCTGAAATACATAGAGCAATTCCCAACTCCTGAATACGAAGTATTTTTTGTTCGTTCTCTAGTCAATGCAAGAACTGAACTTGTTGAAACAACAACTTTCAATGAGTTCAAAGTTAAGCATCAAGACTTAGAGGTATAATATTATGGAGGGTAGAAATGCCCTCCGTTTTTTTCTGTATATGGAATTAACCATACTGAAGAGCGACCTGTTCATTTATGGGTCATGCGAAACAGATTATTAATAATATAGACTGGAGGGTTTATGAATAAAAATAATAAAAACCTTTTATCTAAACAAGCACTACTGGTTAGTTTAACTGTTAAACATCCTAGTGGTATTAAGGTAGATAAAAGTTTACGAGAAGGGTTAGAAAGTAACGTAGGTGCAGATGAAAGAACATTGCACGTTTCTAAGCATATGTACGGAGAGAATATTAATAAGATATTCAGACGTATAACGAATAGGATTCGTAGAGAATACTATTATGCTTTAACTGTTCCCTGGAGCGATAGTGAATCGGATTCTGATTCAACTAGCACTAGTGGGGGGAGATTGTGTCCAAGTACACAATTAGATTTGCTAGACGAGAAAATGCAAGAAGCTAAAGATGATTTTTTTGAGGAAGCAGAAAGTTTTCTTGAAAATTATGATTCTTTTGTTTCTGTAGCTGAAAGAAAATTAGGCTCTGCATTTAATGAAGAAGATTATCCTGACGTTGAAAAACTTAGAAGCAAATTTGTTTTTGATTTTAAGAAAGAACTAATTCAGGACATAACTAAATCTTCTGATATTCGTTTAAATGTCTCTGACAAAATGAAAGCTAGCATTCAACAAGAGACTGAAAACAGACTTGCAAACAATGTAAGAAATGTTTTTAAGGTTACTGTTGAGGCTTTACTTGAACAAGTAAATCATATTGTCGATAAGTTAAAGAATGGTGAAACATTTCATAAGACCAGTTTTGAGAAATTAAAACAGTCTATTGATATGCTTCCCTCAATTAACTCTGACATTTTAGGGAATGATGCAGACATATCTAATGCTCATCAAAGTCTTGTTTCTGTTTTTGCCTCAATCAATTCTTATGATTCTCTTAGAGATGAAACTGAATTGGGAGAAGCTAAACGAAAGAAGGTTGCAGATGATTTAGAAAGTTCTGTAGGAGACCTTAAAGGAAGTTTCTTTGATAAGGCTTTTGGAGGTAAGGATGACTGAACAAAAACTTATAAAAGCTAGAGCAAAACTAATGAAGGGTAATATTGGTATGGCTTCAATGTTGCTCAACTTAGAACTGGTTGAAGATGCTTCTTTTGATACGTTAGCTACTGACGGACAAAGAATTTTTTGGAATAAAGATTTTGTCAAAAGTATTTCTGTTAAGGAATTACAAGCAGTCTTAGTTCACGAAGCTAGCCACGTTATATGGGAACATTCCTTGCGAAAATTAAATAGGCATCACGTTCTATGGAATTACGCAACTGACTATGTAATTAATAGTTATCTATGTTGGGATTTAGGAATGAGATTACCTGAAGGTGCTTTACTTGATAATAAATATAGAGGTATGACTGCTGAAAAGGTGTATCAAATTTTGGCAGAAGATGACGATTCATTACAAGATACTGTAAACGATATTACAGGATATGAAGGTGAGGAAGTAGACGTTTCCTCTACTGAATGGGATGAACTTCCTATGCCAGTAGGTGAAGTCATACAGGCTCAAGACGAAGAAGGAAAACCTTTAGGTGATTCTGAATTGTCTGACCTTCAAACAGAAATCAGGAATGCAGTATCTAAAGCTGACAAACTGGAGAAATCTATAGGAAGTGATTCAGGCTCTGCGATAGGTCGCAGAATGCAAGAATTACAGGAAATCAATTTTAACTGGCATGAACTGTTAAGTGATTTTCTTTCAAGTTCTATGGCTGACGATAGAACGTGGGCAAGACCTAATAAACGTCATACCTGGAGAGGTTTATATTTACCTAGTAAAGTTAAATCTTCCCAGGGGGGTGAGTTAGCTATAGCCATAGATACATCTTGTTCAATTGACCAAGACGAACTAAACATATTCACTACTGAAATTATTTCAATGGCTGAATCATGTGGTTTAGAAAAAATTAGAGTTTGTTATTGCGATACAGTCGTAAGAAAAAATTCTAATGGTGAATGGTGGGATGTATATGAACTTGACCAGGGTGAAGAAGTAAAACTTGAAGCTAGAGGAGGAGGAGGAACAGAATTTAATCCTCCTTTTAATCTCTTCAATGATTATTCGGATGAAGTCCAGGATGTAAAAGCATTCGTTTATTTTACAGACGGATTCGGAGTGGTTGATGCTGACGTTCAGCCTGAAGTTCCTGTTATATGGTGCGTTACGGAGGAAAGTTCTTATTCTAATAATTTACCTTTTGGTGAGGTTGTTTATGTGGATAAGAATAGCCTCGTAGCATAGAAACGATTCTAAGGGTAGGTTGATTTGGGAGATATCCTAGGTCAACTTGCCTTCAGTATCGCTCTAAGAAACGAAGTGTGGAGGTTCAATTTACAAAAACTAATCGGAAAATGTGTATTTTCCCTGATGATGACCCAAAAGGGTCGAAATTAGTTTTACTAACTATTACTTAAAATGGAGGAAAAATTATGAGTAATAAAACAGAATGGTTGGTTATAAAAACCAACAAAGATAATGCTATCTTCACACAAGTCGTTGAGGCAAGTGAACTTAATGAGGCTTTAAACCTGGCAGAAGAAAATTTTGACTGGGAAAGACAAGCTGATATTGGTGCAACTTGTCGAGACGGATTTTACGAACTTTGTGATGAATTTGGTTTAGAAGATGTTGATATTCTACCTGACGATATACAAGCGTTTCCAAGGAGTGATGATGATGAGTGATGAAATTAAATACCTTTTCTTAGTCGAAGGCGAGATATTTAATGGTAGAGATTTACTATCTACTTGGTATCAAGCTGAAGTTTCTGCTAGAAATATAGACCATGCTGAAACTTTGGCAAGGGATGAATTTCGGAAACAAGGTGCTTTTCAAGAGGTCGATATAAGACACATTGTATGTATAGATGAAATTGTTGATATAGATTCCTTTTATGAACAACAAGAACATGAAAGACACATTAGTCAAATTGACGCAGAACTTGAGAGGGGGAAGCGTGAGGTTGAGGAATGGAGAGAGAATCGACAACTGTTAGGACATGATATGGCTGAAGCTATAGCAATCCAACGAGAGTTAGAGGAGGGTTATTAACAATTAACTTTAAAATAAATAAGGCAGTAACTACTTTAATTAGTGGTTACTGCCTTTTTTTTTGGTCTGAAAAAAGCAAATACTACAGGTAGATATAATTACCTGTAGGAAATCTGAAACCTAACCTACTGCTGTGTTTTGATGATCTGTTGTAGCTCCCAGGGAAATATTTTCCCAGTCGCAGGAAGTCCTCCGTCTATATCTAGTGGTGTTCTCAACTAATCAACACAAGATATAGTGGGCGTGCAAAAAACTAGGAATATTTATTTTTATAGATGAGTCTGGAAAACCTGGGGATAACTCTGTGGATAACTTGTGGATAACACTTGCATTCTGCAATCGAAAGTATTACAGTATTTATATCTTGTTAAGACTTAGAACAAGATAACCTCCATGTCTAGTTAGTAGATGTTAAAAGGGGTGGGTTTTCCTAGAACTCATCCCTTTTTTTTATCCATTTTTTTATCGTATAAGATAGTCGTTTAAGATAGTCTATGTTTCACATGAAACGTTGGGTCAATGCAATAGCTCAAAATACCAGTCGCATAAATATTTGCTTTTTGTACGGATGTGAGCTTCCCCTCTTTGGGTCAATGCAATAATAAATATTTTTTACAAAGCCCGAATAAGCTACTGAGAATTTCGTATGTGGCTTTCAATTTGATAGCATTTTGCCTATAATGTAATGATGTTTGCAGTAGTAAGACACACATACCAATTAAATATTCCAGACCCTAAGAATGTTTTTTCACAAGAGAGTAGTGCTAAGTGGGTTCATTTAGTTTGGGTTTTTGATACGGAAATGGATGCGTTAAGTTTTGCTATTTCATTATTAGATGACCCTTTGATAACCTCAAATGAGTGGCTATTAGAATCAGCCATACACCAATTGGAAGAGAATAGGTTTTATCAAGTGGGTCGAGAAAGTGTAGCTATTGCCGAGGTGCAAGAATCACCTGTGATAGTTTACGAAGATGAATTAAACGAGGATATAAAAGATGAGCAAAAGTCTATTCATTAGATGTTCGCAAGAAACCTATGAACTTGCACACGAACTGGCAAAAAAAGAAAGTCGTTCTTTAAACAAGCAGATTATTCATATGATACATACCCTGGCTGAAGAGAAAGGCTTGTCGCTTCAACAAATTTCTGAAGTGAACAGGCTTATGAAAGAGTCAAAAGAAGCAGTAGGATTAGAAGAAGATATGTCTGAACAGATAGGTAAGGAGATTTATTCAGGCAGTCTAACTTCTGAATCTCTTAGTGGCTTGACAAGGCTTGCTGAAACAAAGAAACAGGACTTTCCTGACTGACGTACCAATAAGTTTGTAGTGCATCAGCACATTCTTTAATTACACTTAACTCTAAGTGATTGATTCTATTTGGGTTTTCAGTCATCAACTTCCAAAAGATACCTTCTTTTTTATTTCCACATATATTTTTTATGCTCCTTTGCACACCAAGAAGAATACAGGCTTGGGGTATAGTGCCTGTTTTCCTGCTACCAGTCGTAAATATTTTTTCTGCTACTGAACCACTAGATTCTGCAAAACATCCTGATTTAGAAATTATTCCTAAATACTTATCGCAGACATAATGTTGCTTTGTATCTAGTAAATCTTCGTGAAACAAAACATCTATTAGATGTTGGTCAAGCACTATGGCTCTGCCAACTTTAGTGTTGTTAAAGACTCTAATAACAACTTCGTGATGTTTATGTAGATATGGACTGCCTACATCATTAACGTGGATTTCTTCTTTAGAACTCCCAATCGTAGTCGTCTTTGATTTGTTGTGCTTCTGCATATCTGTTATTAACAGGGTTAAAAGTTAAGCTAGCAACTCCTAAAGAAGATTGCCATTGCCACCTTGCTTTCCAACAATGTATGTCTACTGTGCCTTCTCCTCTGTAAACTGTCAACCCTGTGTCACATTTAGAGAAGAATGCCATAGACTTTGCAACATCAACTCCTGTGACAATATTCTTTTTTCCGTCACGCATCTGTGGTTTCGTGGGGTGTGCGACAAAGAAACAAAGACAATCATATTGCTTACAATGAAGCTGAACTTTCGTAAGCATATCACTAACCATATCTGTTTCTAAAGCATACTTATCGTTTGTTTGAACAAAGTTAAAGGGGTCTATGACAAGTATTCTACTACCTGTCCTCATAATACTCTGTGCATTCTTTTCTAAGATAGATTCTATCGTAGGCATACCTCCGTCTTGATAGTCTTGAAAAAGTATATGGTCGTTTATAAATTTCTGTGCATAGTCTTTCTCTTCCTGTGTCATTCTTTGGTTCTGCCCTTCAAAAAATGGCTTAGAAGTTAAAATTTGAGCCAATTGAACGGCATGAAGCGTAGGAGGTTTTTCAAAACTGCAATAGGTAGCCTTCCAACCATAATTTTTACAGGCATTTATAATAATATTGTCTAAAAATATACTCTTTCCGTCACCAGGATAGCCTGTAACTACAGTTAAGTAGCCTGTTTGCAAAGAAAATAGCTTATCAACTGAATCAAACCCTGTTGATATGCCTTTGGGGTGTCCTTGGTCATACAAACTTTGAAATTCATCTGCATAAAAGTCTATGTTGTTTAATCCGTGAAGAGGAACAGGCTCTGCATTTAAAACCTGATGTCTGACTGTTTCTGCATCTGACTCAACTAATAACTCATTCGCATCCTTATGCCCTTTATAATCAACAATATAACATCTAGCTTTATTGAGTCTCCTGGACAACTCTGAAGCCAATATCTCTCCGTTCTTATCGTCATCTGTGGCTAAAACTACCCTATCTACTCCTTCAAAAAGGTGTCTATCTTCCCATATATACTTAAATCTTCCTTCTTCAGAAATATCTATCTTATTTTCTGAAATTTTGTTTGGTGCTCCATTCGGTACGCTATATACGTCTATGTTGGCATGGTCTTTAAACGCTTCTTTGATTGCTAGCATATCTAACTCGCCTTCTGTAATCACTATTGTTGATTCAACTGTAGGTAAACTGTCATTGTGAACCTGACGACCCCATAGCTTAGTAGCATTGTTATCCCACCAATAACTTTTTTCTCCGTTACAAGTTCTCCACTTAACTGCTATCGCTTTGCTATCTTCTTCAAATGTAAATCCTATGACTGGTTTTTTATTTTTCTCTGTTAGAGTGCAACCTGACATTTCAGCTACTTCTACACTAATTCCTCTATCTTTTAACCATTGAGAAGCCTTTCCTTTCTTGTCTATTGGAGGAACTGATATTTCTTTTACTGGTTTAGGTTCTGTTTTAACTACTTTCATTGTTGCTCCCTGGGATTTAGACATTGCTCCTTCAATGCCACAATGATGACAATGATAAACAATAGTCTCTGAATTTATATTAACTGATAAAGGTGTATCACCTTTGTTCTTCGTTCTTTCTCTCTGACAATTAGGACAAGTTATTTTGTATTGTCCGTGTGCGTAATTATTTGTTTTTGGGTTCGATTGAATGTGTTTTCTCACATCCGTTTTTTCTTGTTGCTCTTGACTTAGCATACCTTCCTCCATTATAGTTATTTATACTTACTATATTTAGTAAATACTTATTATTAAATCTTAGTAAGTATTTCTACTTACTAAATACCTCTTCCACAAAACATTTATCTATAACTTTCGATATGTCATTAGACAATTTCTTTCTTGATAGTAGAGGATATTCATTCAATGCCTTTATGCTCAAAAGAATTTTATCTACGTCAATTTTATTTCTTTGGCATAGATTTTTAAAGTCTTTTGAGGTAAAGTAGAAGAGTGCTTTTTTAGATGTATTAACGTCTTTACTAGCGACATCTCTAACAGCTTGTTTGACTATTAAAGAATCTAAAATCACTAAGTTTCTCTCCATGCAGAAACTATAAATCATTACTTGCACATTAGCAAGACCTCATGTTATCATCACTAATACATCATAAATAGTTGGAGCTATCAGGAGTAAAAAATGAAGTTTGAAATTAAAGAAGGCATTCCCTTACCTGTAGGTAGAGGCAAGCCTAGAAAGTATGACTTACCTTTGGAGAAGATGAAGAAGGGAGACCATATAATGATTGAACTACCCAAGAGCAAGATACGTCAAGAGATTAAGATAATTAGAAACTATTGTCTTAGATACACACACAAAAATCCTAACTTTAGATTCCGTGTCCTAACCCAAGATGAAGGTGTAGGAGTGTGGAGGATATGAGTAAACACGAAATAAAACTATTGGAAAACGACATAAATGACTTGAGGAATCAAGTGTTCTATCTCAATGATATATTAGACAAAATAACTGAATGGCTAGAAGAAGAAATAGAAACGAATCAAGACGTAGCTGATGCCAAAGATAACGAAGAAGATTATGTAACTTCAGACGGAACTGATGACATTATCTATGGCAGACATGAATGTGCTACTGGTTTACTTAACCAAATTAAAAATTGGGAGAGTGAAGATGAGTAGAGATATAACAGAAGTTATTGATGATGATTGCAGAGAACAATTAGGACACTCTAATTGGGTAATTATTAGCACGTTGTCTGACCAAGAAAAAGTAGGAATAGAAACACAAGGTATTTTGAAAACCTATCAAGGTGTTGATGTTCTGTTTTATTGGGAGAGTGAAGATGCTAACTAAAAAAGAACTAGAAAAAGGGGGGTGGACAGTAGCACCTAAAGGTGTGTGGTTTGGTGTTGATTACGCTGAATCCCATAAGGTAAATGTCCTTGATATTCTTACTGATCTATTAGATTTAGATACAGATGCAGAAGGTTATAACTTTGTTGTGTGTGCGTATAAAAAAGAGGAGAACGAAGATGACGGATAAACACACTTCAGAATCAGGACATTGGTATACACAAGAAGGTGAACCTATGTATACCATTGTTGGTGCAAATGGTAAGGAAAGAAATACAACACTAGCTGATGCTAGAAAATTAAGTCTTGTTCCTTCAGTTACAGGCATTATTGGTGTGTCTGCAAAACCAGGATTGGAAGAATGGAAAATAAAAGAAGGAATTAAATCAGCAATGGTTTTGAATATAGAGTCTGATGAAACCATAGATGAATATGTAAGAAGATGCAGAGAGCATTCAAAATTAATAGGGCAAAAATCAGCAGAGAGAGGTAGTGAAATACACTACGAGATTGAAGAAGGTTTTGTATCAGGCAAAGAATCAGAATCATATCTAGCTATATTCGATTGGTTAGATACGCATTACCCTTTAGAAACCTGGATAGCAGAGGATTCCTTTTGTGCTAAAGAAGGTTACGGAGGGAAGATAGACCTATATTCCGAGACTGGAATATTTATAGATTTTAAAACCAAAGATGACCTTAGTGGCAAAGACCCTAAGAGATTGGTATATGACGAACATGGTATGCAGTTATCAGCTTACGTTCAAGGATGTGGGTTTGATAAGGCAGAAAGAATTTCTATCTTTGTTGATAGGGAGGACACAAGTTTAATAGCTTGTCATGTATGGGATGAAGAGACTCATTCCAAACACAAGGATATGTTTAATGCTTTATTAACATATTGGAAACTAACTAAAAACTACGATCCTAGTGAGGTGGGTGAATTATGAGACTGAATGCACAGGAAAGAGATTTTATATTGAAAGATGTAAGGTCTATGATTGATAAACATAACTCTAAAAAATTAGAGTACATAAAACAAACAAAACCTTTTAAAGACTTTCAAAAAAGAATTAGAGAGTTAGGCAGAATAAACGACAAGATAGAAAAGCTAAAAAAAGAAAGGTCAAAATTTGATTTATGGGATGATGCAAAAAATTGCAACAAAAAACTTAAATTAAATTGGCATTATTCTACAGGAGTAAAAGCACCTTATGAAATAACAGGTAAATCAAAACCTTTAATCAAATGGGATTCTTGGGGTTTATACGAATACTCTATCAAGAGAGATATTATGATGAATACTTTTAAGACAGACATAGATGTTAATAAGTTTGTTGATGCTATCTTTGACTTTTATAAAGACTTAACTCCTGATGAATTGGTAGATAGACGAGATTCAGACAGGACAAGAGAGAGGATTACCTATAAAAAGAAGGTAAAAGAAACACGAAATAAATATATTAAGGAGGTAGCGTAATGGCTGAAGACAATAGTAAATTCAAATTAATAAATCAATTAATCAAGGCATATAGTGAGATAACTTCTGCTGAGTTTGATAAGGTAAATCCACATTTCAAAAGCAAGTATGCTTCTTTGGAATCAGTTATCAAAGCAGTAAAACCTTCTCTTCTTAAACATGGCATCTTGTATAGACAAGTATCTAAATATACAGAGAATGGTATATGTATAGAAACTATCTTTCATGGTCATGGAGAAGAGTTGGGAACAGGAGAAATATTTTTGCCTGTAGATAAGAGAACGAGCCAGGGCTTTGGGTCTGCGTTGACATACGCTCGTCGCTATTCCTTATCTCTTGCTTGTGGCATTGGGTCTGAAGAGGATGATGACGGCAACCAGGCAGAAAAGGAAGTAGGCAAGAAACCTGTTCCTAAAAAGACTCCTGTAAAGAAAGAACCTAAGAAGGAAGAACCAGGCGAAGAAGATAAAGTAGCAGATTTTGATGAAGCATGGGCGAATATTTTTGTTGAAGGTTTTATCAAAATGGTTTCAGGATTAGCCGAGACTCCTGATGATGTTAAGAAACAATATAAGCAATCCTCTGAATCTATAAGTGTTCTGAAAGAAAGGTTTCCTGAACAGAAAGAAAGACTAGACAAACTAGCTACACAGTTAGTTGAAAATTTAAAAGCTAAAGAAACATCTGAGGAGGTGAAATAAAATGGCATACAACGAAGATAAACCACAATCAAGTGGAGCAATATATCCAAATAACTATAAAGAATCAGGAACTAAACAACCTGACTTTACAGGAAGCATTGAAATCACTAAACCTTTATTGAAAGAAATAGTAGATAAGATGAAAAATGGAGAGGTAGAAGAAGAGGGGGGAGTTAAAGTAAGAGTTGCCTTATGGGATAACCTTTCTAAGAAAGGTAATAAATATTTTTATACAAGAATGGATATACCTGAACAAAAAAGGGAGAAGCCTATAACTCCTGTTGTTAAAGAAACACCTGAATTATCAGATGACGATATCCCATTTTAGCGACAAATATATCATTATGGATGAGGACACAACGATTGGGTGTCCTCAACATGGTGATTTTTTATGCACACCTGAAGAACATTTAAAAGGGTATGGGTGTCCTGAGTGTAGGCTAATAGACATCAAGGATAAAATAAAAGATGTAGTAAACAGGTTAGATTACTGTATTGAACATGAAGCAAATGCTTCAGATAATGGGTATTCTGTTAATTCTGATAGCTATTCTAATGAATTGCACAGTACGTTTGGCAAACTCAAAAGAATAGTTGATGAAATTGTAGAAATAAGGGGGAAGAATGGATAAAGAAACTATACAAAAATTTGCAGAACAAGTAGCTGAAGAAGTATCACTATTAGAAAAAGCTAAAAAAGAAATTACTAAAATACGAGATGATCTTATGGGTGCTAGCTATTCAGAACCACAAGCTTGTAAAAAAATAGCGGAAGCTTTTGATATTGATTACAGAACTTTACAAAAATGGCTTTCCAACAAGAGAAGTGCAAAATTGAATAGTAAAAACCGCTTACAAGTTGTACTTTTTATAGATTCTTATAAAGAATTTCAAAAAGAAATTCAAAAAGGAGAAAGCTAATGAGTGAAGATTTTAAAATTGAAAAAGGTATACCTATACCTATTAAGAGAGCAAACTCAAAAAACAATTTTGTTAATATATTAAGATCAATGGGAGTAGGCGATTCTATTCTTTTTGATAGAACAGAAATCAGACCTTCTTCATTTTATGTTTGTGCAAGAAGATTGGGTATTGTAGTTACTGTGAGAGAAATAGACGAAAAACAATCTAGACTTTGGAGGACAGAATGAGTGAAATATTTGAATATAACGATAAGGCTTCTTACGAAGATAATTTTAACAGGTGGTATCGAATGAACGAAAAAGAGAAAAGAGAAAACAATGAAGAACCACATTCTATAACTATAGGAAGAAGAATCTTTAGTGAACAATACGGAAATAAACCTTTGTTGGAAAAATTAGGTGATATATTTTGAGTAAAGGAAGTAAAGATAGAACAAAAGATAGGGATAAGTTTGAAGAAAACTTTGACCGAATTTTCCAAAGGAAAAAAAAATATCCCAGGAGGAAAAGGTATCCTGGGAAAAATATTCCTAGTCGTGAGAAATTACGGGAGTAGAAATTATGGAACAACAAGAAACTTGGATGCACCAAATCAGGAGTCTTGCTCCGACAATGGAAAAGACTGAGTATGAGGTTTACAAATGCGAAGCAGAAGTAAAGAAACTACAAGCACAGTTAAAGCTAAAGGCTTTAGGTGAGGGCATCAAAACAACATCAGCACAGGAAACCTACGCAGAAGCCTCTGAGGAGTTATATCAAGCTAGATTGAGGGTAGGTGTGGCTAAAGGAACTTTATCTGCTCTAAAGGTGAATCTGAAAGGATTAGAGGTAGGTTTTGAGGAGTGGAGAACTAAACAAGTATCTGCCAGGAAAGAACAAGCAAGGTATGGTGCTTGATGAACTGGATAGATAAATTCATAGAGAAAAGAGCAGATAACGACACAGAGAAAGAAATATATCAAGCTAGGTGGGTTTGGTATCATACAATTCTTTCAATACTTATGCTCATTGTGTGCCTAATCTTATTAGGCAT